TCGCCGCGAAAGATGCCCCAGAGGGCAATGGTTCGGATTTAGGTTGCTTCGCTCCACCAAAAAAGTTCAACGTATGAAAGTGCGTTGAACTTTTTGTTTTGCACAATTTTCCGGCGGACACAGCGGGTGGATGAGAACAGCTGCGGCGGTCAGCTGGGTCTGCAGGGCGGTGGCGGCGGACTTCTCCCGGTTGATTTCCGCGCCGTTCTCCTGCATGAGCCAGTTCAGCTGTTCGTCGGTGATGCCGGGGATCTTGTTCTTCACATCTTCGCGTTTCATGGTGGAAACTCCTTTCGTTGGGTGTGACCACAGTTTTATACACTGTTCGCTGTCAGTATTCGGTCTTGGGCGGGGTACGCACCGCCCGCTGCGTGGCACCGTCTGGAGGCATCGAACCTCCCGCTTCCGGTTTTGGAGACCGGCGCTCTTCCAACATGAGCTAAAACGGCATGAAAAAAGCACGGTGCAAACTGCATCGTGCTTGATATCGACTAAAACAGGGGTGTTTTAGCCGGTGTTACTTTTTGGGGTGCGGGTGTGGCGTGTATTTATCGTCCTGCGCGGTCTGAATTGCAGATACGATCATGAAAAACAGCCGGGCACCGTTCAGCAGAACGATCTCCAGCAGCGCAAGGATCATCAAAACAACAAGAACCGTAGTAACCATGGTGTACCTCCTGAAAAATGGGTAAAAGAAAACCACCGTCCGGGTGGATGGTGGTTAGTAATCGCGGAAGGGGCAGGCTTCGCAGATCTTCTTCCAGTTCTGCTTTACCTTGAACCGGGCAGGAATACAGCGGTCGATAACGCCTTGATTAGATTGACAATCGCCGGGTTCAATCCAATCATCTACCAGTGGACACTTGACACTGGCCGCTGTGCCGTTCTTGTCTGGTCTATACTCTACATTACCCAAGAATGCCATTTTTCTTCATCTCCTCAATCAAGGCAGTGGTGTTTTCATCAAATTCAGCACGGCTGTATGCGGTACGGATTTCGTGCTTTATTGTATTTACGTAGGCGGCACCTTCTGTACCATAATACCGTTCAAATTGACCGTTCCAAACTGAGACAGAAATCTTTGCATTTCGGATGTATTGCTTTGCCTGTTCTTCGCTGACGCGATGCTCCCGCTCTGCGTTGATGTGAGCATCATCGAAGGTCAAGGCGTCTACATTGATTTTGGTCGGTTCAAGATGGATAACGGCAGCTTTCGGCAGCTTTGCAGCAGTGCGAAGGTTCTCTATGATTATAGCATCTTTCTGCTGCTTTTCATAGTCCTTCGCCGCCCAATTCGCCCTGCTGCCCTCGCTCCGGCCAAACTTCGGCACGCTGGTGCGGGCGCTGTCCACTCTGCCGCCGGTGGCCTTGGTGAAATCACTCAGGCTCTGGCGGGCGGCTTTCAGGCGCACAGCGCTGTCGGTGGTGTCCACCCCGGCTGCCGTCTCGGCGAGATACCGTTTCTTCCACCTGCGCACATTGCGTTCTCTGGCACGCTGCATCTGGTTGATCTCGTACCGGGTGTATTGTTTGCCGTTGTACTCGATGTTCCGGGCGTTCAGCTCCCGCAGCTGTTCCTGTGTCCATTGGGGCGGGTCGCCAAGCTCCGGAAACACGGCGAAAAAGGTGTGACGGCAGTTCCAGCTGCACAGCCCGGTGCCCCAAAATCCGGATGCATGACCCTGCCGGAAATTTGTACAGATAATTCTGGAAAAATTCAAAAAAGGCGTTGACAAAGTACGACCTTGCTGATATAATAACATACGTCGTCAGGAACACGACACCTCAACACCAGCTTATGGGGGATTAGCTCAGCTGGGAGAGCGCTTGCATGGCATGCAAGAGGTCAGCGGTTCGATCCCGCTATTCTCCACCAAAAAGCACTGTACTTCGTTGGAAGTACAGTGCTTTTCTTTTTGCTGAAGTTGGTTTTTGGGGGTTGCATTGCTTCTCCTGCACCGTTTTTAGGCTTTTGCAGGCGGTTCCTATACAACCCCCAACTTTTGACTTTACACCGTTTTCAAAAAGGAATGTTTGCAGGCCGGTTTTTCAGCAGGCTGCTGCATCATCCCCTTCAATGTACGGCGTAAGGTCGAACTTGAAGGTAATGTTGAGCTGATACCCACGATAAACATCTACTCTGCGGATAAGCTGATTGACAATCATTTTCTTTGCTTCAAAACTGGCACTGTCGCAGAGATCAGAAAAAGAAATCAGTTCTTCGTACAGTTTTGATACCCATGCAACGATTTTGATTGAATCGGGGGCAGATGTAAAGGACGTTCAAACCCGTTTGGGACACGCCAACATTCAAACCACCCTGCAAACCTATGTACATGATACAGAAGCGATGGCAAACCGTTCTGTTGATATTTTTGAACAGGCGATAGAACAAAAGAAACTGTCATAAGAAAAAGAGGATTGAGCCGCCGAAATATTCAACGGTTCAATCCTCTTTTTCGTGTTCAATGTTCAATGGTGGCAAATGGGTGGCAAATCACCATTTTTTAAGTCTTGAAAATGCTAAAAATCAAGGATTCATGCGGGTTAATGCCGTGATACACTCGGTATGACTTTCGTTGTCCAAACACAGATCGATATCGCTTTCAACGATAGGCAGTCGGAATTTGATGGATTTGAGCCACTGACCGTTGGGCTGACGCTCCGGGTAGATCTGAATTTCAGAGATCAGATGTTCCATCAGCTTTTTGCGTTCAAGGGGATTCATCACATTGTAGAGCTTTTCAAAGCAGACGAGAACCTTGTAAATGTTGTCGCCGGTAATTTTATCCGCTTCGATAGCCTGCTTCTTTGCACGGGCATCCATCAGGTTGTTTTCGGCTTCCTCGATTTTATCGTACATCCTGTAAAGCCGCTCGTCAAGGTCAGATTTGCGGATGATGTAATGGCGGTCATCCGGGTCAAGTGTGTCGATCTCCTCCATAATTTTGGACTTGATGGAATAATACTGCCGCAACTGCTTTTCGGCGGCAGCAATTTCCTGTTCAATGGCAGTGGTGTCTACTTTGCTGTTGATCTTCTCCTGCATCATGGCGGCAAACTTTGGATTGCTGACCAGTTTGATGATAACCTCCACCACGGCGTTGTCCAGAACTTCTTCCTGAATTTGCTTGTTGAAATCGCACTTCTGCCCACGTTGCATCTTGCGATGCTTGCAACTGTAATAAGAGAAAGATTTATAGGGGGTGCCATCTTTCTTTCGCTTGGTGCATTTGTTGCTGTACATTCCGGCACCGCAAATGGGGCACTTGACAAGGGCGGATAATAAGTGCGCCTGTTCCGTCTTGCTGCGATTGACTGGTTCGTATCGTTTGGACTGCGCCAACAGCTTGACCTGTGCGGCGTTCCACAATTCTTCCGATACGATGCCCTTGTGCAGGCCGTCCACCAGCAAATAATTCTCCTGTGGAACCTGATGATATTCGTTCCGGGTGCCGTGGATCTTTTCGAGTTTGCGGCGACCAAAGGCGATTTTTCCGCAGTAGACGGGGTTCTTCAGGATGGCACGAATCAACGTTGCGCTGAAAAGGGGAGAGGTGCCATTTTGACGGGTAAGTTTCTGAAAGCCGTGGGTCTCCAGATATTTGGAAAGACCATTTGCACCTGTGTCGGTGTTTACATATTGCTCAAAAATCGTGCGAATGGCAGGGGCTTCATCCTCATTGATTTGCAGCACACCGTCAACCAAACGATAGCCATAAGGCGCAAAACCGCCGTTCCAGCGACCTTCCCGTGCTTTCTGGATACGACCTTCCATAGTTTGGACACGGATGTTCTCACGCTCGATCTCAGCGACAGCAGACAAAACGGAAATCATCAGCTTGCCAGCGTCTTTAGAAGAATCAATGCCGTCCTCCACGCAAATCAGGTTCACACCAAAATCCTGCATTACCTGCAAGGTAGACAGTACATCGGCAGCATTGCGGCCAAAACGGGAGAGCTTGAACATCAGCACATAGGCAACGCCATCCTTGCCGGATTTGATGTCCTCCATCATCCGGCAAAAAGATGCACGGCCTTCAATGGATTTGCCCGATCTGCCTGCATCCTCGTATTCGCCGACGATCTGGTAGTCATTGAAGTCTGCATAGGCTTTCATGCGAGCTTTCTGTGCATCCAGCGAGTATCCATCAATCTGCATAGTCGTGGAAACACGGGCGTAAGTGTAAACTTTTGTCTTTTCCTGTGACATAAGAAAACCTCATAAAACGGTTATTTCTTGCCTGTTTTCTGCTCCAAGAACTTAATGGAATCCAGATAATCCTGCTCCACATCGCTGAGGGTTTTAGCCTTGTATTTCCGATATTCGGTAGTAGCTTTGTCCACTGCCTGCTTGTGGGTCACACTGCCATTGCCAACAAGCAGCTGCTCGCCGCTCATGGTTAAAATGCGGTCAAGGTGGTTTGCCCAATCCTGCATGGTCATGGGCTGTTCACGTTCTGCCTGACGTTCTGCGAAATCCAGATAACCGGAAACCAACTGCCCCATAGCACGAAGCTCTTTCTCGTTCAGATAGTTTTTGGCAATAGTAGCTTCTCGTAAAGTGGGCTGGTTTCCGGCAAAAGTGGTCAGACCCATAAATTCCTTTTCGGCATCTGCACGGTTGTAAATGACCTCGGCGGCAGTCTGACCGTGGATGGCATAATGAATTTTATTCTGGACTTTTTTGAAGAACTGGACGGAGATTTCTGCTTTTGGGTCGTAGTCAATGCTGGTTGCATAGATTTCCAGAACCTGACGATAAAACACTTTTTCGGAAGCACGGATGTCACGGATGCGTTCTAACAGCTCTTTGAAATATCCACCGCCGCCCAGATTTTTCAGGCGTTCGTCATCCAGCGCAAATCCCTTGAGCATATATTCCTTCAGGATGCCAGTTGCCCAGATACGGAACTGTGTGCCTCGTTTGGATTTGACACGATAACCAACAGAAATAATGACGTCAAGATTGTAGAATTCGACCTGATAGGTCTTTCCGTCTGCGGCAGTTGTTGCAAATTTTGCAACAACTGAATCTCGTTCAAGCTCACCCTCTGCAAAAATGTTTTTGATGTGACGGGAAATTGTGGATTTGTCACGTTGGAACAAATCGGCCATCTGGTCAATGGAAAGCCAGACAGTGTCACCGTCAAAGGTAGTATCGATTTTGGTCAGACCGTCTTCCGTGGTGTAAATGAGGATGGAATTTTTAGG